GGCTGGTCACGCAACCTATAAAGGTAGAATGGTTCTACTCTACACCTTCGGGTTTTCACTTGAAGATATGGAGTACCTCCTCGATCCATCGAGGCATGGTATGGAACGTTTAATTAAAACTAAACGGGTCCCCATTCTGGAGCCTTTTAAGGTTCGCGTAGTCAGTATGGGCGAGGCAGCTCCGTATCAGGTCGCGCGCAACTATCAGCGCTGTCTGTGGGATCTCCTCCAAACGATCCCTGCTTTTCAACTGACGGGAAGGCCATTAGGGCCGGAAGATATCGAGGAGGTATGTTTCTTCGCTAGGAAGATGAACGTATACTCCTGTATTGTTAGTGGCGACTATTCTGCCGCAACCGATAATCTTCATCCCGTCCTTTGTGAAGCAGCAATCGAGAGGATCTGCTACCGCTTACGGGTACCGATGGAAGACGTTATTGTTCTCCTCAGAGCACTAACTGGACATGAAGTGGACGGTGAGCGACAGGTTTGGGGCCAGCTTATGGGTTCGCCCGTGAGCTTCCCTCTCCTGTGTCTCTTGAACGCCGCTGTGACGCGCCGTGAGCTTGAAAAGGCCTATGGTGTGAAGATACCCCTCGTTGATGAGGCAGGGAGGAGTCCTTTCCGTGTAAACGGTGATGACATCCTATTCTGCCTCCCTCCCGGGAGTTATCAGGATTGGTGTTGTTCTGTCACTCGCGCTGGGCTAACCCCTAGCGTAGGAAAGAACTTTATCAGTCGGGAATATGCTATACTTAATAGTGAAACATATTCTGTCGCAGAGGACTGGGATAGAGACTACGTTGCCAACGTAACCCTTATTCCTACCTTGAAGTTGAATTTGTTGCATTCGATCCCGAAGATTGCTGAATCATCAGGTCAAACTGTTGTATCGGCGATTAGATCCGAAAGGAACGACGCCTGGAAAAAGGGCGGTTCCATCCGAGATCGGTGTTTGGATTTGATCGCTGGCTACAGTCCGGAACAACAGGACTGGTTAATGTGTCGTTTTTTGAGGTATAATAAGGAGTTTCTTAACTCCCTACCACCAGTGAGCTGGTTTGTCGCTGAGGATAAAGGTGGACTCGGCCTCCCGGTGACGAGGAAAGTAGAGGTTTCTGAAACCCACCGCAGGATTGCGGCCTTTCTTAGTTGTCAGGATGAAGAGTCCATCCGTCTGTCTAGGCGTAGAGGTTGGTTGTTCCAACCGACCCCCCGCTTCTCGCAGGTTGCCAGAGAAGAACAGGACCTGATTCTCAACCAATTGGGCTTACCATGGGAAAGGATTCCCCGTGGCCAAAAGGTTGATGATCGCCTGTTCCCTTTCCTGGTGAAGGCTTACTTGAAGGAGGGGTTAGATCTT